CTACCCTCTTTTGGAGGATGGTGTTCAGTCGCGGCTCAACCAAAATGCTTCGATCGATTAGCACAGTTTTACTGACGGTGTCATACCGCCCACCGGGAATGATCTTGAAGATCTCCCCCGTATAGGACGGATTGGCCACCTTAATCGCCTCTTTCCAGTGAAGGTCAGAGTTGATCAACTTGGCTGCGTGTTTCCACGCACCTCCCGTCACAGTAAAAGGTAGCTCTACAAGTTTGGTATCCGGGTACGCACGTGACCGCTTCAGGTCATACGTAGCACCCGGTCCCCACGAGTACGGTCCGTCGAAGAGCGACGGCTGAACTGAAAGAAGCCTAGAGATTTTACGCTGCGCCAGGTGGATAACCTGAGCAACGGAAGAAGGGAGGGTTAAATCCCCGTTCATCCAGGCTTCGATAAGTTCATTTGTCTCACGACAACGGACCTCGCTGAGTTCGAATCCAGCGATAGCAGCAGATTTTCGATCGACATAAACTGGCATGTCCGGGTTCTTTTTAAGGAACGACGTAACAGCATAGTCTACAGCGAAAGAGTCTGCCGAAGTGTACTCACTGGGATGGATTTTCATACGCACCAGCTGCTCTAGCTCGCCGTGTTTTAACAACAGGGCTGCTTTGAGCGACCGAGGCGTATCCATCCCAATGCACATAGCTCGGAAAACTTCCGAGACTGCCGGCCAGCCGGCATGTGCATGTCCTGGCTTTGCCATGAAGAGCTTTACGAATGTCGTCTGAGATTAATCAGAAGACAGGAACAAAGTTCTCGACCATGGCGATGCACTGAGCTTCATTTTGAAGATTCCAGTTCATCTTACGCAAGTGCTTCCGCACTTCGAGGGAGCTGCGGTCACTAATGAGATACTTAGTCTCCACCGATGGCACGTATGCCACCGTCGGAGGTTGGGTAAGCCCACTAGCGGCCGGAGCAATAGCCTCCAGGACCGGTTCCAACAGGATGATATGGATCTTCGCAGGAGACCCCGCAACTTTGTTACGTGGACGAATCAGCTTGTAGCCGATCCTCCAGTAACCGTTGGGGGATGCCTGCGATTGGTCTTCGAAGACCATATCATAACCATCCATAGGACCGAGGGGGACAAAGGTGTGATTCACTGGCGTAGCCAGTGCATCAGCCAATACGATATTAACGGCTGCTGCCATCATTTTCTCCGAAAGTTGAGGGAATTACCTTCGCCACTTACTAAGGTGTTCGTCTGCCGAAAGGAAGACGGCCTTAGCGAGAGCGATCGCGTTGAGCTGCTTTTCAATTCCGAATGACTGTGCCTTCACTGGCCGCGTTGGATACGGCGCGCTAGACAAAATCATTCGACTGAAAGTAGTACGCACAGCTGTGCCTTGCCAGTCGTATCGTGAATAGACAAGACCAGGGTTCTTTGGATATTGGTCATATACACCTCGTATATTGACCTC